TACATTATATTCAACAGTTCGATAAGTGAAGGAGATCGAAATGAGTGAAGGTAGTACTTTGTCTTTAGAGAAACTGACTAAAGTTTATTTGAAGATGACTGCTAAACGTACTGAGTTAAAGAGCGCATTTGACGCAGAGTACAATTTGCTGACGCAAGAACGGGATAAGGTGAAACAAGCCCTGCTTAACTACTGCAAAGAGAATAACGTGGACAGTCTTAAAACTCCAGAAGGTTTGTTTTACCGTTCAGTTAAGCAGAGTTATTGGACGAGCGATTGGGAATCCATGTACGAATTTATACTTGAGAACGAAGTACCTGAGTTATTCGACAAACGCCTTAACCAAAAGAACGTACGCCAGTACCTAGAAGAAAACCCCGATAAGCTGCCGAAAGGTTTGAATTCGGATTCATCATACACACTTTCTGTCAGGAGACCGAAAAAATGAGTAGCCCCTTTGTCCCTATTGCAGATGTCGCAGAACATTTCAAGGTAAACCAAGCCACAATACGAGGTTGGTTGAAACAAGGGATAATTCCCAAAGATACGTATATCCACATCGGTTCCACCTACAGGTTTAACTTAGCTGCCATCACGGACGCGTTAACCACACCGAAAAGCGAAGAAGATAAACCTGCAACATGGAGCGATGTTAGCGATAACGAGGGATCTATCCCGTCATTAGAAACAGATGAAGATTATTGATGGGTGAGATGACAAAAAGAATTAGCATACGCAACCGTCAGTTCGATGGTTTGCCAGAAATGGCAAAAGATTCTGTAAATGTGATCGTGGTTGGTATAGCCTATATGTCCCGTATTTATTACGCGGATGATTACAACCCTAGCAAGGTTGCTTTACCAACTTGTTGGTCTTCAGATACAGATTCACCCGCTACTGATGTTCCAGTAGAGCAAAGGCAAGCGGGACGGTGCTTAGACTGTGTTAACAATATAAAGGGTTCAGGGAAAGGGCAAAGCCGCGCATGTAAATTTGTGCAACGGTTAGCCGTAGTTACGGAGGATGATCTGGAAACAGTTTATCAACTACAACTCCCTTCTAATTCTATATTTGGTGACGCAGTTGGGGTAAACATGCCACTACAAGCCTACGCTAGGTACTTAGAGGCACAGAATACCCCGATAGTCGCTGTGATAACGAAGGTCTTTTTTGACCCTAGTAGCGACATACCAAAACTCTTCTTCAGACCTATACGTCCGTTGGAAGAGCAGGAGTACGAAGCCGTACAGAAAATGATGAAGCATCCAGATACTATGAAAGCAATTACTTTCAGCGTAGTGCCAGTGGAGGACGCGGGTGTGTCACCTTTTTCAGAAGTTGACGGTTTTAATTTTAATGACTGAATGTTTGGAGAAACATATATGAATTACAAGATTGGAAATGTAGAAGCACTTTACCCACGTATTAATAAGACGTACAAGTTTGACAGTGGTGAGAACCGCAGTGTTCCATGCGATCCATTGGATGATGGTGCTGCATACGAAATGTCTTTCAAGATGAATCAAGATCAAGCCAAGGCACTTATGTCTGCTATGGCGGCTTTCTACAAAGAGAAGCGTGAGGCGAAGTGGCCAGAAAAGTTCCCTATGCCTTTTACAAAAGACGATGACGGTATGTACATCGGCAAAGCAAAACTTAAAGGGGCGTACGGTAAAGACGCTACCAATAAGCCCAAGCAATACGATGCCAAGAACAAAGAGTTACCAGAGGACTTCCAGTTAACTTCTGGCAGTACGGTAAACCTTGCGGTTGTCTTGGTGCCCTACAGCATGGCAAGTGCTGGGGTATCGTTGCGGTTACGTGCGGTTCAGGTAACTAAGTACCTGCCTGTACAAGTTGCGTCTCCCTTTGATTCTGTAGACGGATTTAATGCTGACGATATTGCAGAGGAAGATGAGAATCCTTTTGCAGAGGTCGAAACCGAAAGCAGTTCGGTGGTAGAAGTTGATAGTGATATCGATGACGCATTTGATGAACCAGCAGAAGAACCTATCGAAGAACCAAAGAAGAAAGCGGCCAAAGTTAAAACGGCTGCACCGAAAGAGAAAGAAGATCTGAGTGAACTTGTTGATGCTTGGGACGACTAGTCCCAATTAATTTGGGTCTCTTCTAGAAGAAGCTCATTCATCTAACAATACCCACGGCTAGACTAGTCGAAGAGGGCGTAGCAATGCCCCTGCCGTGGTGTCTTTCGGATCTATCTTATGGAAACAGCAATATTTTTAAAGGAGGCGCTACCAGAGAGTGGATCGTATTGTGTTTTTGCATCTAACACATCTGCGGATAGAAGGAGCCAACAGTTCTTTGACTCTGTAGATGACGTGGTTGATGCGGCACAGGATTTAGATACCAAGGGGTATGATGTTTATTTTGCGTTAGCTAGTTTTAAAGAAGCCAAATCCCGCAAAGTAGATAACGTACAACACCTAAAATCATTTTTCCTAGACCTCGATTGTGGCCCATCCAAAGATTTCGTATCGCAGACAGAAGCGTTAGCACAACTTAAAATGTTTTGTAAGCAGCTTCAACTACCTCGCCCGTTGCTGATTAATTCAGGACGCGGCATTCACGTATACTGGGTGTTGTCAGAAGCAGTACCCTTAGATGACTGGTTGCCAGTAGCACTCAGGTTAAAGCAGTTATGTGCAGAGAACAACTTTCTAGCTGACCCCGCAGTTACAGCAGATGCAGCACGGGTATTACGTATACCCAGAACCCACAACTACAAACCCGAAATTCCCGCAGAGGTTGATTTCGTAGGTACCCACCTACCGACCTTGGTTGACTTCGATTTATTTTCAAGGCTGCTTGGAAATGACTTGATACCAGTTCCCACAAAAAGATTTGATGGGGCTAACGCCGTAATGAACGCGGCGTTGTCGAACCGTGAGTATCGGTTCAAAGACATACTACTCAAGACGAGCCAAGGGGAAGGGTGCGCCCAGATACAGAAAGCACTAACCAACCCTAATGGAGTTTCGGAGCCTATATGGCGTGGGATGCTGTCGGTGTTAAAAGCTTGTAGCGATGGGTCAAGAGAGAAGGCACACAAGATATCGAAGGGTTACGACGGTTATGACCCTGAAGAGACTGATTCAAAGTGGGATAACTTAACGTCCGACAAACGTTATACCTGCGTTAAATTCGAGGAGACTGAACCAGAAACGTGTTTACAGTGTCCAAATAGGGGCAAATACAGGTCACCTTTGCATATCGGTAAGCGCGTTAGAGAAGCTACAGAAGAGGAAAATACGGTCGAAGCACCTGCTTTAGACCTACCTAATGCACCGGTCAATACCTATGTAATACCTAAGTATCCGTTCCCATATATTAGAGGTACGAACGGGGGAGTTTACATACGGTCACAAGATTCGGAAGGAAACGAAAACGAAGAACGGATTTACCACAACGATATCTATATTGTTAAGCGGATCGTAGATTTAGAGTTAGGTGAATCTGTAGTGGTACGTCTGCATCTACCTAGAGACGGTGTACGGGAGTTCACTCTGCCTTTAACGGCAGTTACATCTAAGGAAGAACTTAGAAAGAACATGTCCATGCACGGGGTAGCTGTTTCAAGAGTGGAAAAATTGATGGAATACATCACAACTTGGGTAAATGAACTACAGGAGAAGGAAGTGGCCGATAAAGCATATAGACAATTTGGTTGGATAGACGACGAGGCAACAGGGTTTGTACTGGGTAACCAGATGATCCTGAAAGATGAGGTGGTATTTAACCCACCTTCTAAGGCCACAGCAGGTATGTTCCCCGCATTTGAGCCGCAGGGTACGTTAGATGAGTGGCGAGAGGTAATTAACTTTTACAATAAGCCGGGATTTGAATTACATCAGTATGCTACTTGTACTGGGTTTGGATCTGTCTTGATGCAGTTCATAGATGATATCGCTTGTTCTGCATTACACCTTTACAGTAAGGAATCTGGTTTAGGTAAAACAACCGCCATGAAAGCATCTGCATCTATATGGGGTGACCCAGCAGAGTTAGTGATTAACGAGCAGGATACGCACAACACCAAGATGAATCGTTCTGAAGTACTGCATAACCTACCGCTGCTCATTGACGAGTTGACTAACGCAAAGAGTGAAGCATTGAGTACGTTGGCCTTGCAGTTCACCACAGGTAAGCAGAGGGGTAGGCTTATTAGTGGGGGTAACGCAGAGCGGTTGCGGGGTGAGTCTTGGAGTCTTCTTGCGTTGACGACGGGGAACACCAGTATCATAGAGCGTATCCGTATGAAGAAAGAGAATCCAAATGCCGAAGCGCAGAGGATACTTGAGGTACGTGTTGAGAAGATGTTTACCGGTTCCAGTAGTAAGGAAGAGACCGATGATTTCAGCCGTGCGTTAGGTAAGTGCTACGGGCACGCGGGGCCAGTGTTCGTGCAGTATGTAATCAACAATCTAGACGAGGTTAAGCGGTTGATACGGGAGATCCAGATTCGTATCGATAAGAAAGCAGGGCTGTCTTCAGAAAACCGATTCTGGTCAGTACATGCAACACTTACTTTGGCAGGGGCTATCATCGCAAAACAGCTAGGTCTTATTCGGTTTGACATACCGGCGCTTACTGATTGGACGGTTAGCATGTTGTTAGAGAATAAGGCCAAGGCGCATGACATGGCTGTCTCTATCGAGCAAACCCTTAACGAATATGTCAACGAGCATATCGATAACATCCTGCGTATAAAGAGCACTAGCGACCTGCGGAAGATTGACGGTACTGCTATGGAGTCCATAATTTTACCGGAGGCTGTACCCCGCAACAAACTGGTGGCGCGATATGAGACTGACATTAAGAAGCTCTACCTAGTACCCAAGCCGTTGCGGTTGTGGTGTGGAGAGCAGCAGATAAACTACGGGGCGTTCATAAATGATCTTGTCGAAAAGCTAGGGGCCAAGCGGATGAAGATGCGTTTGAGCAAAGGCACCCAACTAAATATGCCCCCAACAGATGTGATTGCAGTTCAATTTTCTGAGGGTGACGATGAAGAGGGGAGTATTGAGAACGTTTGATCTATCGCCTGACGGCGTTCAGATTATAATTGATTGGGGGAGTATGGTTGTCGGTTCATCAATATTTGTACCTTGCATAAATACTCCGCAAGCTATAAAGCAAGCCAAGGCTATCACAAAGGGCGAAGGCTGGGATATAGAAACTAGAGTTAGGGTGGAGAGTGGCAAATTAGGGGTTCGTGTATGGCGGGTATTGTGATATATTTAGCTCGACAGTTCGTCCTCCTTCTCACACTTCGTGCTGTCATCCTCCTGCTCTCTGAGCGCCCCCTCTTCGGAGGGGGTTTCCTAACTCCTACACTAAGGAGTTCCTGATGGAAGCAAACAAAACTGAACTACTACTCGCGTGGATGACTCTTATTAAGCTGCGTGACAGTAACGTGTTAGATGCTAGTGACGACCAGATCATATTGAGTACGCTACAAATACTCGACAAAGAACAACGCCACTTAGATAACTAATCGTCCAGCGTAATAGGCGAACTATCGTCTAAGTGTTCTTGTAAAGCTGTTCGGAACATAGGGCTGATAGCAATTCCGTTGTGCATAGTGGCAGACGTACGCATGTGCGATCTCATAGAACGTGCAACTGAATCCGATGTAATAATTGCTTTCGGGAACTTCCTACTTACACGCTTATTGAAATCCAAGATATCTTGTTTGACATCCCGAGCTTCTTCGTAGTCTCCCATACGCATGGCGAGGTAGTATTGCTTAAGTAGTTTGCCTCGGTTAGTACGTAAAGTATTCTCTATACGCTTAACCCCTTGGTTCTCTTCTTGCCGTCTTGCGTACTCAGCGGGGGCAAAACCTATCACCTGTGAAACAAGCTGACCCCCAGTAATATCGTCAAGAATAGGATCTTTACGTCGCGTTAAGGCACCTTCTTCCGTATAACGTACTGCCTTCATAACATTACGCACGGCTCCGGGCACCATCGCTTCGATACCCCGCTCCATGTCTCCGTTAATAAGCTCGCCCGTTCCTCGGATAAACGACTTACCAACACTCCATGCGGGGCCACCTAAATAGTAAAATACTGTCTCTTCCGGTGAAGGGTTTCGGTTGTACCGGTTTACTTGGAATAACAAGTTAGTGAGCGCCACCCGCTGTGATACATCAACGTCTAGCAGTTCTGTTAGAGCACCCTTATACCAACCCTCTCCGATATGCTTACGTACGATGGTCTCTGCATCATCCTCGTCCTCATCTAAGAACAAGTTAGCGATCATAGTGAATGCACCGAACAGCGGTAACCCCTGTACCCCTGCAAAGAACAACGCTGTACCATGCACTGCAACCAACTGTTTAAATGCAGCTTTCCTAACCTCGGGATCGTTCTCACGGTTCAACATGGTCTTGGCTGATTTGAGCATCGTATAGTACATTTGGATGCCGTACGTCTTATACATCAGAGCAACTCGGCCTATACCTTTCTGGGCAAATCGAGGGGCAGTTTCTAAGACTGAACCGCCGTTCAGTTGTTGCGCTTCGTATAACGCGTTTTGAGCAGCTAACTCTCTTCGTTTCCCGGCGGATAAATTAGGTTGTTCTTTAGCTAAACGTGTTAACTCCAGCTTGTAAGCTGCAAGCATTGTCACTTGGCGGTTGTACTGCTCCACCTGATGGAACATAAATGCTGACCACCCACTTACTCTGTCGATAACACTCTTGTCTCGCCCAGAAGAATCTAGACCCAAGCTATCTGCAAACAGGGATCGGTTGAGCTGTCCACGTTCTGCTGCAAGTTGGACAAGCGGTAGGATCTCTTCGAGTTCTTTCCTACGCTCTGCATAGCCTTCAATGTCTTTACGTACGGTGTAATTACCCGCTTCATCCATCTCGAACAAGTTGTCCATAGAGGGCATTGCAAAAGCATCGACTGTATCGTTCTTACCAAATGGCACAATACCGCGAATACGACGTGACATTGTTTTGCTGGAGAGGAGCGTGCCAGATACTAGACCCGCTGCTTCAGTAATTGCTTTACCTGCATTACGAAACCCGTGCTTGCCGCCCAACATAGGCAGTACGAATAGTGGCACCTGAGACAGGTTGACCAGCGCAGAAGAAGTGTTAAGCCCAATAGTCCAGATAAATGCAGCGCGGTTCGCTGACTGAGCAAAACCATCTTTAGGTGGCCGCATGGCGAACTCTGCCCGAGCTTCTAATTCTGCTTGTATATCTTTCAGGGTACCTTCACGGTTCTTTAAACCGGCTAACGTGCCATCAAGGTTATCAGGGTCAGTACCGAGTATCTGTTGCTGCATCTTCGTTATACGGTTTGTGTAATCTAGACGCGTAACTTGCCGCCCAATATCGTATATCTTAGATCGCATAACCCTTATATGATCTTGGTCGAAGCCAGCAACCCCTTCCCGTCTCTGAAAGTTCTTAGCAAAAGATGTTTCGGGTAACGTCTCTATGAACGAATTCAGTATTTGATTCCTAACCGCTGCATCTACTTTTGCCGTCTCTAGGATCTCCAGCACTTCGTTAACAAAACTGGCAGAGGTGGTTTTCTTATATGTCGGAGAGTCATTACCATCATACTCGCTATATACCAACGCACCTTCCCCATCTCGTTCTACGGTATCGTTATTCTCTAACTCGTTTTTAACGTACTTATCACGCTCTCTAGGACTTTCAAACATCAAGAACACAGGTTCAGTGCTATCTGTTGCTTCGTTATAGGCTTGGAAGCTAAGTTTGTAATCCCCGGAGCGCATTAGTGGGAAGTAAGGATCTGTACCAGCCCGATCAGTTATCTTATCGAAGACAGATTTACGTAACTTTTCTTTGTTTTCTTTGTCTACGTCAAGCCCGTCAATACGTTTGTTGATGACAGCAATCAGTTCTTTGTACAGCTTGGCGTAAGAGTCTCGCATACCTATGTAGATGTCTTGCCCACCGCTTTCTTTGAGCTTGTTCCATTTAGGTTGCAGTCCTTTCCAGATCGCTAACTTTGCTGCATTCTTTTCGTAGGTGCTTCTAGGCTTGGAGGGATCAACACCTTCTAGGGTGCTTTCGGTTATAACATCATCCAGCAGGGGCACGGCGGCTTGATTATTTTTAGCCCACTCATCTACTTGTTTCATGGTGCCATCGGCAGCGTTATCTTTCTTGTTCAACTCACCGCGCTGCTCTTCCATTAACCTGTGTAGTCGTTGACCTAGATCACCTAGCTTCTTGTTATAGCTACCTGCTATGTCTGCCAAAGCCTGTGAAGGCATGAAGCCTAGGAAGGCACGGCGGGTTTTACCGGATACGCCGCTCCGTAGGAACTTATCCGATTGGTTAATAAAATCTTCCCGAAACTTCTTGGTGGGTGCCTTAAAATCTTTCTGGACGTTACCCATCTTACGCATCAACGCTCTGACTTCTGGGTCGGTAGAGTTTTGCAGCAGGTCACCAGCACCTTGCATATCTGAAGCAGGGGCTATAATTTTTTGTAGTAGGGTATCTAGTTCGGTAAAGGCATCTGTTTTGGATAACTCGACAGGGGCTAGACCAAGTTTGCTACGTATGAAGTTACTTATATTATTGTAAAGGGCTTGTAGAGCACTTATAAACTTACCTTTCACCTGAACCTGTATCTTAGATAGTTCTTGGATAAACTCCTGACTACCGTAAGCCTCCGCAACAAACTCTAGTACATTATCAGTGCCGTTTACGCTAGATAGTTTTGGTTCAACTTCTTTAAACAGCTTAGTTATCTGCTTAGTAAGAGGGTGTGAGGGGTTCTGCAATGTTGCATAAGTTACCGCATGAGCCATCTCGTGCATTAATGTGGCAGGGGTAAGTCCTACTACCTCATCTAACAAAATTATGTCGTTAAAGTGTTTTAAACCCTTGTCAGTACTTACTGGTTGGTACATCCCCGGTATGCGCGTTTTGTTCTTTTCGCCTAACTTATTTAACACTTGTCGGTACGCTATCGCGGTCTGTTTATTCTTTAGTTCGTAGTAGTTGTCTTTACCGGAGATATCTTCTGGGTTCGCAGGTACGATGGCAACTTTAGTAGTGCCTACCATCGTAGAGAACTGTTTAGCCAACCGCTTAATTATAGGGTCAACTTCTGACTTACTAACAAGCTCTAGCGCCTCTTTGAGATTACCCTCTTTCAATTGTTGTATTACCGAATCTGGTAGGGGGGTATCAACACCGTCTTGGAATCTAGGTATACCTAGGTCTTCTTTGACCTTCGTTATTATCTCGTTTACGGAACCCGATTCGCCTTTAGCCATACGTTCGTTAGCTTCTTTTACAACGTCTTCCGGTAATGACTTCAGCTTAGTTCTAGACTTTGTTTTCGAGCGTTTCTGAGCAGTGCCTGACAATTCAGGTACTTTAGTCTTCTTATCTTTAGCGCCTTCCGTTACCGCTGCGTTGGCTTTCCTTTGCTTAACAGCTTTTTCGTCAGCAGTTTTTTGCTCCATAGCTTCTCGGATAGTTCGCTCGGTTTCTACTGCGGCAGTAACTTGTTTACGATACTCTGGGGGCACATTAGCTAGTGCAGGTTCTATGCCCAAAGGCGACTTCATCACAGCTTCTGCACGCTCGCCAATAGTTAGCGGCTTAGTATCCAGTTCTTGACGCTGCATATCCCTACTGACTTGGTTTACGAAACGTCTTTGCTCGCCTTGTTGCTCAAGATCTGCCTCAGAAATAGACCCTTCAAGTTCAAGTTGTCCGTCAACAACTGCCGCAGGAGTAAACTCAGTAGGTGCACCCCTACCTTCGAGTACCTTTAGTTGTTCTGTGATAGACAGCCCTTCAAGGCTTTTCATATCAAACTTCTTGGGTGTTGTCCCAGTATCTTCTTTTGCTTCTTCTGTGACAGATTTTTCTGCTGTTGTAGATGATGAGGTAGTAACTTCTTCTACTGTCTCTGCCGTTTCTGTCGTTTCGGTAGGAGTTACCGTTTCGGTTTCCCCAAAGGCAAGCTCGATCTGTTTGTTCTGAGGCACACCCAAGAACTCGTTTATCTTAGCTTTAGTCGGAGCATCTTTTACGTCTGGGTTATCTACATACGCTTTAAGTTCGGCATTAAGTTCCGCTAGAGGAACTTCTTTCTTAGCCATAAGCCGTTGGTATATAGGTTTTGTTTTTCTAGTACGTGTGTCTGTTGGAGCAATCCCAATGTCTTTCAG